GCCAGATGTTGCATTCGTGCAACATAACTGCCCTTGCTACAAAGGGCGGGCTGGGTGAGAGACATTCCACAATGCTTTTAAATGGCATGGTGCAGTCGAAAGATTTACTGCACAATTTGGTATATTCTCTAACGTCATTTTCTTTGATGTTATCACACAGTGTGTTGGTATTGTTAGGCTTCGACATCGATTTGAATAATTGGTGGGTTGAATTGTTAGCCTGCGCAGTAGTCGCAACCACCTTGACTGGAGTAATCGAACTCGTCAAGTGGTGCGCGCGCCAATACCAACGTTGGGGTTTGATCGATTATGATCCCCTAGCAGTCGAGAATTATGTTGAATGGGCGAGACCTGTGATGACAGATCTTGAAGGCCCGTATATAGACCACGTCGAACCATCAGGACGACGCGTTCGTATACGACCAGCCGGTGAGCATCGTCACATGTTCCCACATAGGACCGCGGATTTCGTTGAGGTTGATTTCAGAAATGAAACCGCGCTATTGGAATCGCCATTTACGTATAGCAGATTACCAGCGTATTCATTGCTGATAGTCAAGAATGGAAAACCTTTGGGCGTCATGAATAGAGTGAAACTCAATGGACGTGATTCTTTCACGTTACCATTCCATGTGTGGAAACACACATGCGCAGAAACAGTTGTCGTCAATTCCGCTGACAAAGCGGTTAAGTTTAAAACATTGACTGACGGCATGTTGCGATACGTATCTTCTGAAGAAGACTTCGACATAGTCGTATGGGACGTCCGTCCGAACTTAGCATCTGTTTTAGGTGTGAAGATTGCAAAACCGTTTGTGCCTGAGAAAGGCGCATCAATCATGGCCTGTGGGCCACTGATTTGGTGTAATAAGCATGCAGATGGCGACAATCAAAACGGTGGGACATACTCAACGGCATACGCGAATGGAATGATAGACATTAGAATGGAATTCCCTCACGTATATTACTCATCTAGTACTATGCCATCATGGTCAGGATGTCCAGTATATAACCATCACGGTCATATTATTGCCATCCACCAGGCCGGTGGGCCAGCTCATGGTGGCTTAAACCGAGGAATCGGTGTTAACCTACTAGAAAGACTACTTATAGGTGATGATTACTTTAAGCAAGAAATCTCTTCGTCGACAGCGTATTCTGAATATCAAGAATCGTTTGACGAAGACGAAATCGACGACTATTATGACGCGTATGATGAATACGGCGATGACTACCATAAAGGTGGGAAGGGTCAATGGGGTTCGAAAAGAAATCCGAGTAAGAAGATTATTCGTGATGAAGATCCACATGATGAACACCGCGATCGCCGTGACATCCCAGCAGAGTTCGCTGAGAACTATGATTTCTCGCACACTGGTGGCAATGTCGTCAAATATAGCAGCCTCAAGTATTATATTGGACAGCTCAACAAAGTTGCGAAGAAAGCGGCTGAGTTGACTCATGTATCGGGTTTCATGGATGATTTTAGCGAGTTATATTTATTCGCGGAGAATCCTGGAAAGTATTTGCGATTAAATGATAATCCACAGGTTTACCTGATGTTGAAGGATCAAGCGCATAGACTCAATAACCGATACACGACACTCGTTAACAAGCAACGTGCCGGCGGCAAGAGCAGTACACTCAAAAGACATAACTTAGATGCAATATCTGAGGATGTTGAGGAACTGATCTCTGGCAACTGGAAACACGAAGCAGGTGACGAGGAGGTTGAGCCAATTAGAGTAGAGCCTATGACGGAAAGCGAGATCTTCCAAGCAGCAATGAAACAAGTATCAGAAGCAGTGTTAATAATTAATGCACTGAAAGATGAGAATGATCAGTTGCGCGAGGAAAATAAAGCGATGGGAAAACAAATCAGGACCGACAACCTTGTACCAGAATTGCAAGCGATGATCACGCGATTATCCAGCGATCTGGGAGAAAGCCAGAGATCAAATGAATATCTGCGCGCGAGGCATATCCAAGTCGGGAAAGAGATGTTAGAACACGACATGCATATGGAAGTGCTCCAAGAGGAGGCCGAAATACAAAGACAAACTGTCCAAGATCAACTTGATGGGGCAGTACTGCGTATATCGGAACTCGAGAGAGAAATCCGATTGGGCACAACATGGAATGTCGAATCCGACGCACAACAAGAGATCGAAAAGAGCGAACAGTTAGATCGTGATTTAGATGACTTTGAAGCTGAGAAGAAACAATTCACTGAACAAGTGGAAGAGTTCGAAGCACAAAAGGATTACTTGCTGCATGAGTGTAAAGTTAGTGAAGAACAAGCAGACACAAATCAGCAAAAGTATGAAAAGGTGCGACTTAAAATCAAAGAAGTTGTAAGCTGGATGCGTGATCGATTTCCGAAATGGAGAAGGGAAAGTGCTAGCGAAAATGATGAAGATATTGATTTCCAAAGAGAGTTGTCAGCGATGCAAGAGGACGAAGAATCCGAAGCAGCGGAAAGACAGCGGAAGTGGGACGAAGAACTGGTAAAAGCTAAAATTGAGCGCGATAAAGCGAAAGCTGAAGCAGCCAAATGGCAACGACTAAACCAAGAAAACAATGACAAATTGAAAGAAGAGGTTCGTAAGTTCAACGTCTTGCAAAAGGATATCAAACAGATACATGAAGAGAGAGCGAAATTGGAGAGTGAAATGGTCACAATTAGACTACAACTAAAGGATAAGCATAAAGCGAATCAGAAGTTGCTGTTGAAGACCACGGAGCTCAAAGAGCTTAGTGCACATCAGGCCACCAAAATACAGGAGGTCAAGGGCGCGCGCGTCGATAGTAGCGGTTTAACTGTGAAAGAACGACGAGCGCTCAAGAAGAAGCAAAAGGCTGCCAAAATCGCAATGCTCGAAGCAATTGAAGAGAATGATATAACGTCAATGGGACTGGAGAATGGGAATCCTGAGTTTAAGGCAGAGACAGCAAATGTTATACTGCAACCGAGCCCAAAAGCTCGGGACTCAGTGAAACCGGCGACACCGGGTCCTTTACAGTCGGAGACGCATCACCTTTTCAAAGTCTGCAAGAACTGGGAAGACATATGCCAAAAGTGGATCCCTCGTGGAAGCGAGGAGATATACCAGGGTTTCAATATGTTGGGATTAGTCGGAAAATTGGTGGAGTGCGCAAAAGTGCAAAAGCGCCAGCTCCCGGATTTGACAAAGTGGTCCCCGGTGTCGGTGACTACTCTTGGCCGGATGTTGGCGCAAATGAAGAATTTGCATCATTATGCAATCAAATGCAAAGGCGACAAGACACCTTGGACGAACATTCTCGTGATGAATTATGCGTTGATGAACGATCAATTGATCAGTTTGTTGACAGACAAAATCTCCGAAATAGAGTTCGTTTCAAGTACGACAGAATTACTCCTGAAGTGCGACAAGAGCTTGCTTGGCATTTAAATTTTAATGTCAAGGGCCAAAGTACACCCGGGTACCCATTAGGGTATAAATCTGAGTATGCAACAAACCAGCATGTTAAAGACAAGTGTTTTAACCTTGTTGTGCAGGCAGCATACGATAGACTACGATTATTTGAGACGATGACTGATGAAGAAATCGACTCAATGTCCCCGGTAGATCAGATACGATATGGCCTCGCAGACCCAGTAAGAGTTTTCATCAAACAAGAACCACACAGTGTTACAAAAGTCCAGAGTAAAACCTGGCGACTTATATTTGGAGTGTCGATAGTAGACCAACTCGTCGAGAGATTCCTATTTGGAAAATGGCAGAGATGGTGCATAGACAACTACAAAGATATAGTCATGAAACCTGGGTGGGGTGATACGGATGACGATTGGAATGACTTCGATGAACACATGGAAGACATGGAAGATCGTAAAGCAACAGATTGCACTGGATGGGATACAATGAATAGCAAGAAGCAACACTTAACGTGTATGGAGTTTCGAGCAAGAGTAATTGATTATTCCCCAACCATGGAGAGCACGATGCGCAAGTATATGCGCAGTAAGTTACGTAATGTAATTGTGTTGTCTGATGGTTCGATGTACGTTCAAATTGCGAAAGGACTTTGGTTCTCAGGCAGGTATCTCACAGGAGCTGGAAACAGTGAAAACCGTGGGATCCTTGCCCTTGAAGCATCAATGGCGCTACAAAAGTGCTGGCCGAAATGGCTACCCATAACAATGGGCGATGATTGCGTGGAATCAAACAAAGCTGCAATGGATGATTTTATCCAGTGGTATAGAGCACAAGGATTTCTGATGAAAGCATCAGACAAGAAAGAATTTTGTTCACACGAAATAACTGACGACGGGATAGTATTTCAGCGTGTAGGCAAAACAGTATTCCGACTTGCTTGTGATCCGACACCCGAGCACTTAAATCAGGTCAAAATGTTGTTTAGAACCCGTGAGCAACGTGACCTGATTGATCAGCTGGCGGTCTTGATCGCTCCAGCTGAAAACGATTTGAATTAAGTAAATGATTAGACGAAGATGTCATCAAAGAAGAAAACGAATCGTAGAAACGACCAAGCACTTGCCCGTGCCGTCGCCGCTAAAATCATTAAAGATAAGCGGAAATCAGGGTCTTCGGCTCTCGTCGTTAGACGAGGCCGTCGTAGTGAAAGAAAGAGCAACCAGTCAGGACAGGGACGACTTGTCGCAGCTCCGACAGCAATGTCAAGAGCAATGCGATTTCGTCCTAGTCGACCACAAAGAACTATAGTGAAAGCAACAGAGGAAGTTGAATTATTCAACTCACAAGCGTTGCTAGGTAATACGTCATATCGTATGAATCCTGGTAATGCGGTGTTGTTTCCATATTTATCTGTACAAGCTAAACAGTGGGAGTTTTACCGATTTAAAAGAATTAAATTCATGTACGTCACGCGATGCGCGACCGATAAGAATGGGATAGTTATTCTATCCCCTGATTATGATAATCGAGATGCAAACCCCACAGATGAAAAGGAACTTATGAACACCAAAGATGCTGTCCAAGACGCTTTATGGAAAGACGTTGAATGTGAGCTCGATACGAGAATGATGTATAGTCAGGGTGCTCGAAAGAAGATATCCGACTCATTGATGTACGATCGAGATCTCTATGACTCCGGTGTGATGCGCGTCGCCACTATAGGTGATGCAGTCACTGCAGCTGGTGCTCTATTTGTGGAATATGAATGCGAATTAATGGTGCCCTCTCAACCAGAACAAACAGCATTCGGTGAAAACTTTCAGGGTGTGTTTGCTATGAAGGACGTTGTGCAAAATCTCACGTCCGGAGTAGACGCTGTAATCACGTTTGATTACGTGTATGGCGATAGTGTAGCTTTGGATGTAGATCCTTCTAATTATTTGTGGACGGCCACTGCTAAGAGCAAGTGGCTGGTAACATTTGATGCAACAATGGCAGGTTCTACAGCGGCCTCAGCGTTTATAGCCTCAATACGTGTTAACGCGAGTGGAGGAATAAGCGAGGCCCCGCAGAAAACCCAGTATCCAGCCGATACTGGAGCGCATTATGTGGCAATGTCGACCAGTGCGATAGTGGAGTTAGCGGTTGGTCAATCGATCAACCTTATCGCCAATGTCACAGCATCTGCGACCGCAACAATACAAACTGCCACACTCTCAATAATTCCATATTAGGTCCGGCTAATTAATCCGGTTATGTAAAAGGAGAAACTAACATTTAAAACAAGAGTTGGAATATAAAGTAGGAATATGTAGTTGAATTTATGGTGCCCTCGGTGCCTGAAGATCCATTTAAACATTTTGAAGACTACTATGGCTGGGATAGTGCTGGATATGTGATTATATCAGGAACAAGCGCAAATATGGTGTGTGCCGAATATAAAGGTGAGCAACAAGCCTTCGATCACAGTGTGACTGGAACGTACACTGCGAAGGCCAAAGGTCTCTATCGAATATCGGCAAGCTGTGACGTGTATTCCACGAACACAGGAGCATACCAAAATATAGCGAATATTTATATTAACACAACAGGACAAAAGTATGGACAAAATACATCGTATCAATTTGTACATAGTTCGGG